CAGCTTACATCTCAGGCAAGTATCGACGGAGCAAGTCCAGAAGCATGGCCTGGTTGGTCAGGCAATCCCTATTGGGGTGGCTGGGGTGACGGCAATCAATATTATCAAACCTATCAAAACACAGAATTTTATTCAAGTTTTATTGAACCACGTTCGGCCCTAACCACTATTCAGATGGATTTGGACCATTACACAGGTACTATTAAAGCACAATGGGCACAGAACTATCAAAGCGTTTGGCGAAATGTCACAGAGTCAACCACTTATCTCAACGAAACTAAAACTATTTCGATGAATATTCTTGGTTGGTATCCATTGTTACGACTATGTTTTAACAGCAGTATCTACTCTACACCAAAACCGCCTGGCATTCCAGCCACAGCCTATGCTGTGTGCAACAACGGTGTACTTTCTCAAATTGTTGTGGTCAATGGTGGATCAGGCTACCTTGCTCCACCAAAAATTAATATTTTAGGCGACGGGTCTGGCGCAACAGCCGAGGCAGTTATTAACGAAAATGGTGTAGTTACAGCAATTAATGTAATTACCGGTGGATCGGGTTATTGGCCAGTTCCAAGTGGCGGTGTTAATCCAGCGGCTTATCCAGTTCCTCCGGCCAATCAAGGCGCATTCGTAGCCATTTCTACCGGCTATGTTCAAAATTTATTGTACCGTTAATCGTTGATTTTTGCCAAAAATTATGCTAAAATTATAGCATGATTGATGTCTTGACCTTTATACCTGGTAAGAAAAAACACACTAGTTCTGGCTGGACATCTTTCAATGCTCCCTGCTGTGTACACCGAGGCGATAGCCAAGATCGACGGCAACGAGGCGGCATCAAACCCAACCCAGACGGCTCTTGGAGTTATCACTGTTTCAACTGTGGCTATACTGCTAGTTTTGTATTAGGTCGTCCACTAACATTCAAAGCTCGCAAGTTATTAGAGTGGTTAGGTGTAGACAAACAGGACATTGAGATGTTAAATCTTGAGAGCCTAAAACACAAAAGCATACATGGATTAATTGATAGTCACCGGGAAGTTGTTAAGGCAGTTGAGTTTGAAGAACGGGATTTGCCAGCAGATTTAGAACTATTAGACATTGATAATCCTCAGCACGACAAATATCTAACATACTTGATTAACCGCGGCATAGATCCAACCCAATATCCCTATATGGTATCACCAGACGGAGAAGGACGTAGTCAGGAACGCATTGTTATCCCGTTTACACACAATAACGTTGTAGTAGGCAATACCGCTAGATTTTTAGATAATCGACAGCCAAAGTTTATTTCAGACACACAGCCTGGATATGTATTTGGGATTGATTTACAAAAACCGCATTGGACACAGGCAATCGTTGTCGAAGGAGTATTTGACGCATTAAGTATCAACGGACTAGCAGTATTGCACAATGATATTAACACACAACAGGTACAAGTAATTAAAAGTTTAGGCAAGGACATTACAGTAGTACCAGACTATGATGAAGCTGGTGTAAAACTGATAGACAGGGCATTAGAATTAGGATGGGCAGTTAGTATGCCTGATTGGCCCGATGGAATTAAGGATGTAAACGACGCTGTGATTCGTTATGGGGTGCTAGGAACCTTGCTAATTATATTACAGAACAGAGAAACTAGTAAGATTAAAATTGAGTTAAGGAAGAAGAAACTTGTTAAAAGATTATAGCCTAGAAGTTCAAACATTATTTTTAGAAATGATGCTGCAAGACGCAGAATCTTTTGTGCGTGTACAGAACATTTACAACGCTGAAAACTTTGATCGCAGTCTAAGACCTGCGGCAGAATTTATCAAAGAGCACTCAGACAAGCACAAAACACTTCCACAGCCGGAACAAATCCTAGCGGCTACAGGTGTACGTCTTAATGCTATTGATAATCTTGACAGCGGTCACTTTGATTGGTTTATGGAAGAGTTTGAAGGCTTTACTAGACGCCAAGAACTTGAGCGGGCGATTTTAAAGTCAGCAGATTTATTAGAAAAGGGCGAGTTTAGTCCGGTTGAAAAGCTAATCAAAGACGCAGTTCAAATCAGTTTACAAAAAGATTTAGGCACAGATTATTTTGATGATCCTCGTGCTCGATTAACAAAACTCAAAGACGGTAACGGACAAAACTCTACTGGCTGGCCCAGTTTAGACAAACTGTTGTATGGTGGATTTAATCGTGGTGAACTACAGATCTTTGCTGGCGGATCCGGCTCGGGTAAGAGCTTGTTTATGCAAAATCTGGCAGTCAACTGGGCTACAGCAGGACTCAACGGAGTGTATTTGACGCTAGAACTTAGTGAAGGTTTATGTTCTATGCGCCTGGATTCCATGATGACTAACACCAGTTCCAAGGACATTTTTAAAGACATTGATACTGTTGAAATGAAAGTTAAGATGCTACAGAAGAAGTCAGGTGGATTACAAATTAAATATATGCCAGCACAGTCAAATGTTAACGATATCCGTGCGTACTTAAAAGAGCTACAGGTTAAAACTAAACGCAAGGTTGACTTTTTATGTGTTGACTATTTAGATTTGATCATGCCGGTGTCAGCCAAAGTTAGCCCAAATGACTTGTTTGTTAAAGACAAGTATGTATCAGAAGAATTACGCAATTTAGCACGTGAATTAAATGTATTATTTGTAACGGCATCGCAGTTGAATCGAGCTGCAGTGGAAGAAATTGAGTTTGATCATAGTCATATTTCGGGTGGTATTAGTAAGATTAATACCGCAGATAATGTGTTTGGTATCTTTACAAGTCGCGCTATGCGTGAGCGTGGCAAATATAATTTACAGTTGATGAAAACTCGTAGTTCTAGTGGAGTAGGACAAAAAGTTGAACTTGATTTTAACTTAGAATCTTTGCGTATTACTGATGCTGGCGAGGATAATGCTCCGGTAAATTCGGTTAGAAAGAGCTCAGTATTAGATAATATAAAAACACAAAGTAGGGTAAGCGACACAGAATTTATACCCGAAGATACTCCTAAAATTACAGCCGACGTACAGAGTGCCAAACTCAAACAACTATTGGGCAAGATCAAGACTTCATGAAAGATCGAAAATATTTCTGTTATGAAATATACAAAAATCTTGCCATATGGTCGCACAATGGACGTTTGGCCTACAATCCTTGTTGCTTTTTTGATGGCTATATCAAGGAAACAGATACATTTGATTTAGACAGCATCTGGAACGGACCAGAACGTGCAGAATTAAAACGCTGTGTAGAAACAGACACACCCATTGCTGGTTGTGAAGTTTGTTATCGAGCAGAAGCACACGGTCTAACCAGTCTTCGCATGGCCAGTCAACAACTATACGAAGAATTCCATCAAGATGTAGATATTGAACTGGATGCACCACAGGGTCTGGACTACTCTGTGGGAAATCTTTGCAATTTGAAATGTGTGATCTGCGGACCCGAAAGTAGCAGTTCATGGTTACCAGACTATCAAAAACTGTATCCTTTAAAGCCCATGGATCAGTATCGTTACGATAAATTCAATCAGTTAGAAGTAGATAATCCAGACCTGTTTCGAAATGTAAAGAGTCTGCATTTTCACGGTGGCGGTGAACCTTTGTTAAGTGCCAATCACCTTAATTTACTAAAAGCAATTGACGCAACAAAAGGGTTATCTGACGTTAGAGTATTTTATAATACTAACGGAACTCAGCGAGTATCCACGGAAATTTTAGATCTTTGGTCTAAATGTAAACTTATTGAATTATATTTTAGTATTGATGATATCGAATCAAGATTTGATTATCAACGCACAGGTGCCAAGTGGAAAGATGTAACCAATAATCTACAATGGTATTATGAAAATATGCCAAACAATCATATGTTTAAAATAAACTGTGTTTGGAGTTATTTAAATTTGTATTATTTGACAGACATAGTTAACTGGCATCACACCCACTTTTTTGCAAATCGTTACGGTGATCCAACAAATTTAATTTTTCAACGGGCACAAGGTTGGTATAACATTAAACATATATCTGCTAAAATAAAGCAGTTATTGGAACAACGTTTTTTGGGCCATCAAGAATTAATAAATTTATTAAGCAGTATAGAAATTAACGACGCCCCTCACACAAAGTTTTGGCAAAAAATCTCTAGCATTGACGCCGTTCGTAATACCAGTTTTCGAGAGTTGTGCCCTGAATGGAGTAGATTATTATGAAAATGTTATGTTCTGAAAATCCCAACCATTAAACAATAGCCAGCAAAATTAAGCAACTGTTTCCAACAGCTGAATTTGCCAGTCGAGCAACTGTCTATAATTAAATAAATAATAAAAAGGTCCTGACCAAAAATGCAGAAGAAAACCCGTAGTTTATTAGAAGAATTGGACTCAATGTATATTGAGCGTGATCAGCGCCACGTCATTGAAAACCGCGCTTCTAACATTATTGCGTCCGCTATTCGTTTGCTAGAGCAAATAGACAATGCTTATACTCCAGAGCAGGCAGAGAACCTTACACGAAAACTGATAAACGCTATTAAACTTCGCGATCCTGGAAAGTTTACACGTTCTGTAAGGAAAACTGATGCAAATTCATGAATTAACTAAACGTTCAAGAACCGACGAAGGCCTGCTAGACACCATGCGTGATGGCATTGCGGCTGTGAAAACTGGTTATCAACAAGGCGGAATCAAAGGCGCCGCAAAAGCATCTATATCTAATACGGCATTTAATCAAGCTACCAATGCTCGTTTACAAAAATCAACTATAAACGATCCAAGAATTGTAAGAGGCAAAACTCTACAACAGGTATTGCAATCTATCAATAATGATCCTGATACCAAAGCTGGAGTAGAAAAATTAATTCCAGTTTTCCAACAAGAGTTTATAAACGTTAAACCACGGCAATCAGTGCAACCACAACAGCCTACCGCAACACCTACGGTACCTACAACTAGCCCAAAATTAACACCACTACAACAAGCAAAGGCCTTACATCAACGTGCCCAGGCATCTAAAGCAGCAGCACAACCTACCTCACCTACCTCACCTGGGCAAATGCCACCGGAAGTAGCTGCTAGTCCAAAAGTTCAAAATTTAAGAAAACTGTATGGCCCTCCTACAAGGGGCGGGCTGGCAGATTTAAAAAATGATCTTGAAGAAGCCGTCCAAATACCCCCTCCAGGAACCCCGGTCGCCAAACCTCATACGGGAGGTCGAGTGGCTGGTCAAATTAGTCAAACTCCTAATGCTATAAGACAGCGAAATGCTCGTGCGGCAAAAACAGCCAATGTTGCTCAACAGGCCAAGGCAGCCAATGCCTTTGGACAAATGGCAAATACTTTAACTAGTCCCACTCCTACACAGCCAGCCACTCCTGCTGCAAAAACAACAAGTACCGGTGGAACAGTAGCTCAAACTCCTACGGGACAAACACATCAGGCTAGCGCCACAAATCCTAATCGGGCTAATCCAGCCTCTATTGAGCAGTGGGCTATGTCAAAAATTAAAGGATATGATTCAAAAATTAAAACCGATCCTGAGGCAGCAAAACTTATAGATCAATCGCTTAAAGTATTAACACAAGTTGTCAACGATAAAAATGTCAAAGATTTACCGACAGCATTAACAAATTATTTGTTAGCGGCCAAAGCAGCAACCATGTATGTGTCTCAAAAAAATCTTGAAAAGAAACAGGCCTCGGCTAGAGCTAAACCTGGCGCCTTTCAAGATAGCAACGATGAGGAAGAGGATATCGCCGGCGGTGCTGGCGTAGGTAGTGCTCCTAGTAAACAAAGACAACAACTTGGCATTAATAAATTACTTTCCGCAGGAGTTGCTAATGATACTATACAATCCCTAAAGAGCTTTGCTAGAACGTTTCCGGATGTAATTGGTAATCTGTTTTCAACAGATCCTCGGGCTCAACAGGTAGCTACCAATAAGTTAGTTAACCAAGGAATTGACGCTAAACAAATTGATAATATAAAAAATACAGCCGCAGAAAGCCCTGGTTTGGTAAAGGATGTTTTTGCTACAGGATTATCCGAAGCAGAAAAAAACCTAACAAAAGAGCTTAAAAACTACCTAAAATTACAAGGTTGACCAGAAATTACCAATTTGTTACAATATGATTATAGTAACAAAAGTGAAAGAAATTTATGAAAATTACTACTGTTATCCAACCAGGTCAACTACCTACTGTATCAAGAAAATTTTGTATTAGAGATGCTGATCATGTAGAAGCATACGCTATTCAAGCGTTTGTAGATACTTACGCTTTACTTGACGAAGAAACTAAAAATTATATTGAGCATTTGGAAGGTGTTGATGATGACGATATATTTGGAAAACAAATTAATGCTATTCACTCTATTTACGCAAACGATCCAGTAATTGCAAAAATTGTGGACGAGAAAAGAAATGTAAATCAATTGCTAGAAGAAGAGAGAGAACGTCAATTAGAGGAAATTGAAGATTATAAATTTGAAAAAGAATTTGACCGCTTGAGTCAACTTGAGCAACAAGAACAATTAGAACAGTTTCAACGACAACAAGAAGAATTGGAATTACAAGCTCTAGTCGAAGAGGAACAAAGAATCGAACGCCTAATTCAGGAAGAAAAAGAACAACAGGAGTATATGGCACAACAGGCAAGAAGAGCCGAATTCCTTCAAGAATTTAGATCTCAGCAAATAGGGATACATAATAAGATGGTAGAAAAAACAGTTAGCGATTTACGCGATTCTGAATATTTCCATACCGGCCAAACCCATTATTTACAGCAACAGTTGGCAGAATTGATGGCAAAGAGATTTTAAATGAGATTATTAAAAGAAGGTGGCAACGTATTTAAAAATGGCGATGGTCAGATTACTACCCAGCGTATTAATCAGATGGACGTCAAGCCTACCCTTCAATGGTTAGAACACATGGTCGATCTTGACCTAGTTAATAATACACTAGGATCAACTGGTCTAAAGCCAACATCGGGCGATTTAGATGTAGCAGTAGACAGCAGTCAAATCACGCCAGAACAACTAGAAGCAGAACTTAAGCAATGGTGCCTGAGTCAAAAACTGAATCCTAGAGACTTTGTTAAACGTACAGGGTCTGGCGTACATTTCAAAACACCTATTGCTGGACATCCTGATCGCGGCTATGTACAGACAGATTTTATGTTTATGAAAGATATGGGAGTAGGCAAGTTCTTTTTAACTGCTGCTCCTGATTCAGAATACAAAGGAAGTGATCGCAATGTAGTGATCAACTCGTTGGCCAAAGCTCTTGGTTACAAATTAAGCCAGCGTGAAGGTATTTTAAATCGTGCCGATAACACAGTGGTAGCTCGCGATCCAGATGAAATTGCCAAGTTATTGTTGAATAAACAGGCAACCAAAGATGATTTACATTCAGTAGAGACAATCGTCAAAGCTCTAGAACGTGATCCACAAAAAGACGCTAAACTAGCCGATGCTCGTACACACTTTAAAAATTTAGGCGTTCCATTTTTTGAAAACTTAGATACACCCTATACAGAAGTAAACTATATGGCTCGTCTACGTGATCGTATTGTTAATCAAGGTATGCAACCACTAGTCGAAGCGGCTAGCCACGCCCGAATTGAGCATTTAGAGGACCTGGTATTTGAACGTGGTTCTCGAGGTATTGCCGAAGCTATTGCTATTGCTCAGTCAGCGGCAGAAAATACCGCAGGCACCACAACAATCAAGTGGGACGGTAAGCCAGCAATAATCTGGGGTAACAAGGAAGATGGCACTTTTGTTCTAACCGACAAGGCTGGATTTCACGCAAAAGGTTATGATGGCCTAGCTACAAGTCCAGTTCAAATAGCACAAATTATGAATGCTCGTGGTCCTAATCGTGGAGAACTTATTGGCATATATGAAAAGTTATTCCCATTGCTTAAGGCCAGTTTACCCACGGGGTTTAAGGGTTATGTAAAAGGCGATTTGCTCTATATTAATCAGCCACCGGAAGTATCTGGTGCTTTTGAATTTAAACCCAATACTGTTGAATATCGTATTCCAGCGGCCTCAGCTCTTGGTCAACAGATAGCTCAAAGCGAAGTTGGTGTTGCTGTACACACACGCATTCCAGATCAAAATGCCAATGAAGAGCCTTTAGGCAATGTTAACTTTAATCCAGTTCAGGGTTTATTATTGGTTGAACCTCAAGTCAAAGATATAAAAAATGTTGTCACAGACAGAAAACTGATTCAGCAACTTAAACAACTAAATGCGGCTCATGGAAAGGATATAGACTTACTTTTCAATCCAGCAGAGCTTCGAAGAATGCAAGTGACAGATTTACCGGCCTTGTGTAAACGCTACATCAATTCACGCATCAACTCTAATTTCACAAACTTGTTACCAGACTTTGGCGCATGGTTACAACAGAATGTTACAGCCCGCAAATATAATAATATAGTTGAATATTTACAAAGTCCTAGGTCTAATATGGATGGAATGTCGGCCGCATTCACTGCGTTCCTAGGACTACACGACCTAAAGATGGATATGCTCAAACAACTAGATTTACAGCAACCAGGGCAGGAAGGTTGGGTAGTAGCTTCAGATGCTGGCCGTGCTAAATTAGTTAATAGATTTGGATTTAGTGCCGCAAATCGCGCTCAAAATAACCCTAATCCTACAGCCTAAATCTCCTTTTTAGTTAATTTGGCTAAATAAAAGTAGGACCTTAGAGTCCACATATATAAGGAGATTTAAAATGGCACAGATTCCATTAGTATCAGGCGGTTCACAACCAGTATTTGCTATTGACACACTCAATGGCCCACAATTAGCAGCAAACACAGCATATAGCCCAGCTGGCACCCCAGTAATGATTATGGGTCCAAAATTGGACTTTTTTTGCCTTAACCAAGGTAACACCATGGGTTCAGGTAATATCAATAATCAAGCTGAAGTTAACGGCGCGATTCAGCAAATCATTCAGCAGATTCAACAAACTGCTACTGTTGCTTTCTATCAAGCTGGTAATACAGAATTGAGTATCGCTGTATATCCAACAGGCGCTTACACAGCTAATACTATTCAAGCTGCTGTAGCAGGCCTTGGTAATATTCAAGTATCCGCAAACGGCACAGTAACTGGCTTTTACGCAGGTAACATCACAGCTACTAACGTTGGATTTACATTAGCTAACGTAGCATATTAATTTTAAAATTTGTTTTAAAATACCAAAAAAGCTCCGCAAGGGGCTTTTTTGTTGACCTTAATTTTATGGCTTAAATACTCCACTATGGAAGTTAAAAAAATAACAGAAGTTACAATTTACGAATCTCCAGATGGAGGTCGCACAGTTTATGCCCGGCGCCCAGGTAGTACTCATCGTGAATTACATTTACGTGACCCAGAGCTAGACAAAGAGTTGGCCGAACTTAAAAATCAAGAGAAGTGGCAGGAAATTTTAGCCCTGCGTTCCAGCAATTCTGAAATTAATCACTTGCTAGAGCAAGTAGAGATACTGTATGAATTAAGTAGAAAATCTAATGCGAATTAAATGTAAAACTTACTTTGATATATCGGCTACCGGTGTAACTGGACACTTTAAGTCATCTCATGTGCCGTTTACTGACAATGCTGGGCAACGTATTGAAAACGAAATATCCTGGCACATTGCTCGTAACCAGCAGCGCAACTGGGAAACACTCGTTCAGTTAATAGGTATGCGTACTCAAATTTTTAAATTAACCGAACCAAAAAGAGTACAGTATTATTGGGAATTTGATTTTGAAGTTGATACTCCGGGCGTGTTTGGTTCTGAAAATAATCCGCTTGAAATATTACTATCTGATGCTGCCGGAGTGCCCATGTTAATAGAATTATGGAATCGCCGCGATATAGAATCAGTATTAGTAGTTAACGGTCCAGATCAAAATATTTGGTTTGAAGTTTTACCATAAATATATGCTATGTCAATAGAAGCCACCGATATCGAAAAAAAGAGCTTAGAAGCTCACGTTGAGTTATGCGCTGAACGTTATAATGCCTTAGATTCTCGTCTTGAAGGACTGGATGAAAAAATTAACGGTGTAAGTCATATTATTGTCGAAGTACGCGACATGGTTGAAAAAATGGCAGAAAAACGCACAGATCAATTAGTATCATGGGGCATGGCTGCCATAGGATTTTTAGTAGCCACCTGCGGTTACTTAATATCACACTACGTTCTCAAATGAAACTTTCCCAAGAATTTGACCGAATGTTCCGACAGGAATTTCCTGACAGTTTAACCAATTTAATATTTTGTACAGAAGAAGGCAATTATCGAGTCTTTGATCGCTATCTTATTGTGCCAGAAAAACCAGGGTATCGTGTATTTTGTTCAGCTACAGATGTAGGTTTGTTTGGTTCTACTAAATCAGCACTTAGCTGGTGTATAGCAGATAAACATAAAGCATATAACTCGGCCCGTGATATCCTAGCATTAGATACAAAATTAACCAGTTTAACCAACGATATTAATGCTCGTGCCAATATAGCCGATACAAGCACCGACCCTAAATTCCGTGAGACTATAGAAACTAAATTAGAGTCCAAAATTATACGAAAAAAGAAGGTAGAATCAGAATTAACCAAATGTGTCAACTGGGCTAAATATATACAATTAAGAGGATTTAATAATGAAACTGTTCGAACTGGCCGCAACACAGCCATCAAAGCAAGCCGCTAAGGTATTTGAGAGTTATTTTGGTGACTCCATTAACGTGGACGTGATTTCTGCCCGTCAAGCACGTGTAATGTTGTCTAAGGTACGCAAGCTGGTAAATGAGCACAAAGCTACTCCAGCATTCCACAAGTCAGAACAAAATCCAACTTATTTAAAGTTGATGATGATGGAACGTGTACTGGCAACTCGTGTTAAAGAAACTAGCACAGTACCGGTAGGTGCTGCCGCTGGCGCACAACAAAACGTTGCCGGTCAACAAAGTAACATGGCTATGCCCAATCCTACAGTTGCTGCAGGCCAGGCCGCTGCTA